GGTAAAAATAAGAAACTGGTGGCAAATCCGTCCACTGAGGAGGATTACCGCCACAACAAAAATATCTTAGAGAAACGGTTCACGGGTGAAGACACGCCGGAGCAGCGGCAGTTGCTGAAGGATATTGCGCTGTGCGAAAAGAAATTGCAGGCTATGGAGCTGCTGAAAATGGCCGCTCAGCGCCCGCAGGAGCTGGAGACTCTGGAGGATATAAGCAAGGAGCTGGAGTATCAGAACGCGCTGTATGAGCAGGCGGGGGATGCTGCCCGCCCGGCTATCGATGCGGAGAGAAAGCGGCTAGAGATGCTGCGCGAGGAGAAGGAGCGGGGAAATTATTCGCCTGTGCCTGTCGAGGAGCTGAAGACTTATGCGCAGCTGAATGAGGCTGTGGCATATTATGAGTGGCTGGTGGAGAACGGCACCGAGAAGGAGCGGATATCGGCCAGACAGCATCTCAATGATCTGGATAAGGTAAAAAGGAAATGGGACGAGGTGCTGGACGAGCTGAGCGCCCCGGGGGATATTTCGACACTTGATTCTATCGAGAAGCTGGACGATGCCATCGGCTATATCGACGGCAAGATACAGAGGGCGAGCGATGATGAGATTGCGGCTCTGCAACGCACGAAGATGGCTTATGAGGATAAGCGCAAGGCGATGCAGCGGGGCGTGGAGATACCGCAGATGGTGCGCGAGGCCGATGATATAAAGAAGCTGCAGGGGAAAGAATACAAGATAAAGATCCGGGGGATGGGCTTTGACGAGCTGACTGCGAAGATAGAGGAGCTGAACCGGCTGCTCAGTGATCTGGACCATCCCATGCCGGAGGCGCTGCGCAATGATGTGGAGAGCCTGAAAGCGACTTATGAGCAGTGGCGGCGAGAGGGAGTGATGACGTTTGACACATTCCGCAACGGATGGGACGGAATGAAGGAAATGCAGAGCGGTGTGGAAAGTCTGACGGGTGCGCTGTCGGGCAACCGCAATGCGTGGCAGATGGTGACGGGTGTGGTGGATGGTTTCCTCCAGATCTATGACGGCATTCAGACTGTGGTGGGCATAATGGATATGCTGAACACGGTGACGCAGGCGCAGGCGGCGGCGAAGGTGACTGAGGCTGCTGCGACGACTGAGGCGGCAGTGGCGCAGGGTGCGGGGGCTGTAACCGCCGAGGCCGCTGCTGCGGCACAGGCGCCGGTGGCAGCTGCCAATGAAGTGACCACGGCCAGTTATATGAAATTGGCGGCAGCCGCTTATTATGCGGCGCACGCCTATATCCCCTTTGCCGGTTTCGGTATCGCCTCCGGCTTTGTCTCTGCGGCTGCGGGAGTGGTCAGGGGGATAGGAAAGGTGGTGACCGCCACCCCCTTTGCCAACGGCGGCGTAGTGAGCGGTCCCACTGTAGGTCTGATCGGCGAGTATGCCGGGGCGTCGAACAATCCGGAGGTGGTGGCGCCACTTGATAAGTTGCGCAAACTGATGATACCGGCGGGCGCTCCGGTGATTGTCGGCGGCACGCTCCGCGCTTCGGGGCGAGAGCTGGTATGCGTGCTGGCAAACGAGACCCGGATTGCGAGCAAGTCGGGCAGGAAAACTAATATTAAAATCTGAGGCTATGTATTTCTACGGGAGTTTTCTGACACAGACTGGCGAGACGGTGACGGTGCATATCGTGACCGGGAACGACCGTACGCGGCGGGTGGAGATCGGCGATGAGCAAGGCGGTTTATTCTTCACCGACGACCCCGTGGAAATCGAAAGCAGCGTGAACGACACGTTCGATCATCTGCTGCGCAGTCAGGCGACCATAAGGCTGCTGACGCGGGATTTCGTCGGGGAGCTGTTCTGCCCGTCGTGCATGGATGCCGTGGTGAATATATTCAAGGGTGACCGGTGCGTGTTTGCAGGATTTATCGAGCCTCAGACTTACTCACAGGGGTATAATGAGGTGTATGACGAGCTGGAACTGTCGTGTGTCGATGTTCTTTCGGCGCTGCAAAATTCGAAATACCGCAATGTCGGAGGTCTGGGCGTGCTGTATGAGGCGGTAAAAGCTAACGCTGATCAGCGTGCTTTCGGCGATATATTCAGCGAGATCCTCTCCGCCGCGTGCTCCTCGCTCGACATAACCGGAGCCGGTGGTGTGAAGTGTTTCTATGACGGGAGCAAGGCTCTGACCGCCGACGCCGACCGCTACGGGATTTTTAATCAGCTGACCATATCGGAACTGTTGTTTTTAGGTGATGAGGAGGATGATGTGTGGCAGCAGGACGCCGTGCTGGAGGCAATGCTAAAATATCTTAATCTGCATATCGTGCAGGACGGGCTGCGCTTCTATATTTTTTCCTGGGAAAGCGTGAAGGGAGACGATCCCATTTCGTGGCGTGAGCTGACGACCGGGGAGATGCTGACAACGCCTAAGAGTATCATTGAATTTAACAACGGCAATGCGGCCTCGACCGACACCACCATCAGTATAGGCGAGGTGTATAATCAGATACTGTTGACCTGCAAGGTGGAGAGTGTCGAGAACGTTATAGAAAGCCCTTTGGACAATGACGCGTTGGAGGATCCGTATACAAACCGTCAGAAGTATCTCACGGAGTATTCGGTAGACATCAACGATGATGGTGATAACAAGGGTGTGATGGGTGCGTTTTTCAACATGACGCATGGTTTCGATACCACCTACCCCGGAGGATTCATCACGAGCTGGTATCTACGGGTAAAGAATAACCCTAATTGGGTGTTTCCTGAAACTGGAACCGGAGCTAATCTGATCGACAAGTTCTGCAGCAATAATACTGACCAGCAGGCTCTGCCTAATTATATGGCGATGGCGCAAAAGACCTGCGCGGCGCTGCTGTCGTTCGGCAAGGTGGAGACCAAGACGGATCATAAGGACAACGCGCCGGTGCCCAAAATCGACATGACCGATTATCTGGCTGTAAGTGTCAACGGCAATGGTCTGGATAATGCGCCGTTCCCCAACGAGGCAAGTCTGAAAAACAGTGCTCCGTGCGCGGTATATACAGGCAGTGCCTCGGGGGGCATATACTCCCCCTCTGATCCGGACATCACCAACTACATAGTGTTGTCGGGCAGTGTGGTGCTGAATCCTATCATGAATTACACCAACACCTACAAGGAGCTGCACTCACATAATGAGTGGGGCATGGGGGCGTGGATGGGATGGATCAAGCCGGTGCCGTGCCGCGGAAACGACAAGGGGCGGCTCTATACTCAGCAATATTTCAAGGCAGCGACTCCGTCGGCGGAGCCGGTGTGGGACCAGGACACCGACTGGGGGCTGGTGCCGTTTACCGGAGCCGGTCCGCAGGAGTATGAGTTTAAAGGCAGTGCCGTAGGTGACCAGACAGACGACATCTCTAAAATTGCCGTACTGGCGTGTATGCTCATAATCGGAGACAAATGCGTTGTTGAAACAGGCGCCGACGGTCAGATTTCCGATTTTGAGTGGAGGCCATATAAGACACGCGAGCAGTGTGCAGATGATGAGGAATATTATCAGCAATGCTTCACAATCGGCTTCAATCCTAAAATCGGCGACAAGATCATCGGCACGGAATATAATTTGCAGAACAATATCGACTACAATGTAGGGATCGACGCCGAGGGCATAGCCATACCGGTCAGACACAGCGACAGGGTGAGCGGTCAGGTCCGATTCATGATATTAGGCCCGGTCAACACTTCATGGGACGCGGTGGCGCGCCGCTATCCCGTTTTTTTCAAGTTCCCCAAATGGAGTGAGAATCCCGTGCCACTGCTGGCTCATGTGAGTACGATATTTCTGAAATCCTTTGAGGTGAAAATTTACAGCGACAACGGGCTGATAAATAACGCCGGCGACAATGACGTGGTTTACATGAGCGACACGCACGAAAATTTCGTGAACCGCAAGGATGACATAGAGTTTGAAATCAGCAGCGCCCTGACACGGGAGGAATGCCGGCAGTTAGGTGTGTCGGATTCTGTGAAACTGTCAACACCTTCGGATCTGTCCTCCGGTCTCGGGCTGCTGACGATCTACGACCATAACAAGCATGAGCAGGCAAAGCCCGAACAGCTTTATGTGGACAGCTATTATACCGAGTATCACAAACCGCGCATACTGATGAAGCAGAAGCTGGATGACCGCGGGGGTCTCGCCGGCCTATTCAACCACTACCGACACCCCGCTATGGCCGGTAAAAAATTCTATGTGCAGGGTATCAGTCGTAATCTTATCGAGGATTATGCCGAACTAACGATAAAGGAGGTCTGGAATGATTGACGTAAAACTGATAAAGAAGCCGAAAAACCGCGCCACCTCGAGCTGCCGCGGCGGAGGCATAGCGACCAACGGTAACGGCTACAGCACCGGCGATGTGGTCCGGGAAGCCATGCATGCTGCCCGCGCCGACTTGGCTGTCAAAGCCGAGAGCGCCGACATAGCAGCCGAAGCTATCCGCGCCCGGGAGGCAGACCACGCGACATCTGCCGCCGATCTGGACTCCGACAGCCCCGCGCTCAAAAAATTTCTCAGCAGCATAGCGGATGACATCGCGGAGGGGCGGATAACGTTTGCGCAGGGACTGCGGGCTGTGGGTGGGTCGGTGTTCGAGGACGGGGCTACGTTCGGAGACTTCGTGAAGTCGCTGTATGCGGGTAAGGGCGCGGCGATAGACAAGGATGGCAACGGGGAGTTTGAGTCGGTGCGTGCGCGCGGCTACATCGAAGCGATGGAGTACATTGTGAACCGTCTGACGGCTGTGGAGGGTGACCAGCTGCTGACGGAGGGCGACACGATCGACCGCGTGGTCGATAACGGCGACGGGACGTATGGCTTGTATCTGCACAGCAAGTGGGAGGGGTACTTCACGGCTCAGCAGGAGAACAATGTGTTGAAGGGGATTGTGAACACTCTGTCGACGGGGAGCGGGACGTATCACACCAGCTGGGTGCGGGTGAACAGTGTGAACGCGGCACTGAATTATATAGAGGTGACGATGTACCCCGACGACGAGACGCCCGCCGGGAAGAACTATCCGCCGTGTGAGCTTATGAAGGTGGCGCGATGGGGCAATCAGACTGACCCGGAGAGGCAGAGCTGTCTGTATCTGTCGAGCACGGAGGGACGGATTGTGAAGCTGTCGGGGGTGACCAAGCCGATTATTGACCGGAGCAACTACGGCGCGACGTTCGGGTCGGTGCCGGATTTCCTGAAGGCGATGGGTCTGCCGCTTATCGAGGGGCAGGATTATGTGTATGCCCGCGGCCTGATTGTTCAGGATATTGTGCGCGTGGATTATCAGGGCAAGCCCGTGGTTACTTTTGTCGACCGCGGCTCCTGGAGCGCCACGGCTGATTATTACAGCGAGTCTGTGAATCGGGCTACGGGTGTCTATGAGACGTCGGACGTGTGGTACATGGGGTGCCGTTACCGCTGCATGAAGACGGGCACACACAATGCTCCTGCATGGAATGGCACCGACTGGGCGATGATTGAAGGCAATCCGGATTTCATGGTGGAGTTTGCTGAGACGGATCTGCTGTTTGACCCTGACAATATAGACGTGACGCTGGAGGTGATTGCCAGGCTGCATAACATCGACATCACGGACGACATACTGACTACGGATGTGGTGTGGACCCGCTACAGCGAGGACGCGCAGGGGACGCCCCGGACGGCGTCGGACAATGCATGGGCGCTGAAACGCGCGGGTGCCGGGAAGAGTCTGCACCTGACCGCCGCCGACATGGATTTCAACGGCTATCTGCCAAAAACGATACGGTTCACGGCCACGGT